ATGAAACAAGTGGACGAGGCTGGAATCAGTCGCTTGGGCAAAAAAGATATTGATTTCCGAGATGGATTTGTGGGTGATGACGAAACTGATTACGAAACCCAGAACGAACCTGAACTTGGCATGTTCCGGATGGGTAAGCCTGTTGAACCCAATGACGCAGCTACCAACGCATTCATAGCAGCACTCACACCGAGCCAACAAGACAATCGTTTTACTGCACCAGCAGGCTGGAGATATGTGGAAAAAGATGAAGATCCTGCTAGATATGGCAGCGACACAACAATCTCTGGTACAGGAACTCCGGATTGGCGTTCAATTGCAGCAGCCGGCAAGCCCGCAGCAGCCAGTGGATTACCTAAAATGAGATTTGACATAGCGTCACAGCGTTTGGTGCCGGTAGATCAACCCGTAGCATTGGATATGAGTCCCAAGACCAAAGATATCAAATCCGGTTCTAATCCCAACATCGACGCCGACACTAGAGCCCGCGCTCTTGCATGGGCAGCACAACAAAACGCACCGGCTGCTGCTGCCAAACAGAAAGTGGACTGGAAAACCATCTATGCTCTCAACAAGGCCACCATTGGCTCCAACCCTGACATTATCAAACCCAGAATGCAATTGAACATGCCCAATGGCACCATCTACTTGGTGCAGCCCGGAGATACTCTCACCAAGATTGCTGCCAAACAAAATCAGATAAACGAACTCAGCACTGAAAAATTGGCTCAATACAAAACGGCTGCTGCCCAGGATGCGCGAGCAGCCGATAAGGCCGGAGACGTCAAACGCGGCGATCAACGATTCAGCGGTATCGTGAAAGCCACCAAGAAACAGTTTGACAACGATGCCAAGAAGGTTGATGAAAGCCGTGCTGCTCGCAGAGCACTCATGGCCCAGATCGTGAATCACCGTTGAGTTAGCCGAAAAGTCTTGTGATTGTTGCACACAGTTGTTATACTGTGTTTTTACTGGAGATACTCAATGAAAACATTCAACGGCGAACAGAAGATCAAGCTCACACAGATCATCAACGAAGGCATGCAGGTCATGCACGAAGTGGACACACTCTCAGCCGGACTCAATGACACCATCAAGGCCATAGCTGAAGAACTGGAGATCAAACCTGCTGTGCTGAAGAAAGCCATCAAGCTGGCACACAAGGCCGAGTTTGGTCGAGCCAAACAAGATCACGAACAACTAGAAACCATCCTGGAAACTGTGGGCAAGACACTTTGAGCAAGTTTCTCGGTGATATTTTTGGGTGGATACAGGACGATTACAAAACACATCCCATACGTTTTCTCATTGAGATCTCGGCCTGGGCAGTATCAATCGGTTGTGCCGTCACCATGGCACTCACTGCACCAACTCCGCCATTGATCGTTCTTTATCCCATCTGGATCTCTGGTTGCTGTATGTATGCCTGGGCCAGTTACTCTCGCAAGAGCTTTGGTATGCTGGCAAACTATGTATTATTGGTCAGCATTGACAGCATTGGCCTGACAAGAATGCTGCTGCAAGGAACATAGATGTTGGGATTTGTCAAAGATCAATGGGTGTATCTCAAATGTGCAAAAAATGGTTGCATGACCTATTCTGAATTTTTAAAACGGCATGGATGGCGAGAAATTGATCTATTTGAAAATGATCTAAATCTCAGAGAAATGGTATTATGGGGACACATCACTGATCCCCACCATCGACACACAAGAGGCGTTGAACAATATGTGTTAGCGAACTCTATCAACATTCAAGAAGAAAAACTTGAAAAATTACTAGTCAGCGGGGTGTTCGACGAGCACACTTACAGTTTGAGCATGATGCTTGGATCACTGTGGCATTTGCCAATACATTGGATTCCGCTTGATGCTAAAATTACAAAATGGAATCAATTCCCAGAATCGCCTGAAGAACTCAATGGCGACGATCTGACTAATGCGTTTTTTCAGGAACAAGAGATTGATTTAAAAATCACCATCCACGATAGATTACATGTGTCTACCGAATTTAAGATTAGGGATCACATCAAAGAACTAAAAGAAAAATATCATACTAATTATCAAAAACTTGTAAAAAATTTTCTACAACAAGACCTTCTGTTGTACACCAAAGTAGTCAATGACTATAATAAAAAATATTTACTTCTGGGCGATAAAAATAAGTAGTTGTGGAGTCGCTCACCCTAACGAGCATGAATCACGGCTGACCAGCCATAATTGGAGATAAATGAGTTACGTTGACGCACTTTATGATCGAGCACACGATCGCATACATGTGGTTGAAAGGATCAATGGCGAGAGAATCTATCGCGAATATCCGGCCAACTATGTATTCTACTACGACGACCCCCGAGGCAAGTTCCAATCAATCTACGGCACACCTGTATCAAGATTTTCTTCAAAGAACAACAAAGAGTTCCGCAAAGAAGTTCGCATGCACTCCTCAAAGAAGATCTATGAGTCGGACATCAATCCCATCTTCCGCTGCTTGGAGGACAACTACAAAGGGCAGGATGGGCCTCGGCTACACACAGCGTTCTTTGACATTGAAGTAGACTTTGATCCCGAACGCGGATTCTCGCCTGTGAGTGATCCATTCAATCCAGTCACAGCCATATCAATCTACATGGATTGGCTGGATCAGATCGTCACACTGGCGGTACCGCCCAGGCACATGAGCATGGAGACCGCACAGGATATCGCCAGTGAATTCACCAACTGCTTTATGTTTGAGCAAGAAGCAGACATGCTGAAGTCATTCTTGGACTTGATTCAAGATGCAGACATCCTCACCGGATGGAACTCAGAAGGCTATGACATACCTTACACAGTGAATCGCATCTGTAGGGTACTAAGCAAAGATGACACACGGCGCATGTGTTTGTGGAATCAGTTTCCCAAGCAACGCATGTTCGAACGCTTTGGTGCAGAGAACGAGACCTTTGACCTGGTAGGGCGTGTGCATATGGACTATATGCAACTGTATCGCAAATACACCTACGAAGAGCGGCACAGTTACAGTTTGGATGCCATCGGTGAATACGAAGAGATCGGTCGCAAGACTGCGTTCGAAGGCACCTTGGATCAGCTGTACAATCACAACTTCAAGACCTTTATTGATTACAATCGCCAGGATACCATGTTGATAGGCAAGCTGGACAAGAAACTGCGTTTCTTGAGCTTGGCCAATACCCTGGCACATGAGAATACTGTGCTGTTGCAGACCACAATGGGTGCAGTGGCAGTGACTGAGCAGGCCATCATCGTGGAAGCTCATGAGCGTGGTATGGTAGTTCCCAACCGTAAAGAAAGGCTCTCAGATGAAGACACGCAAGCCGCAGGTGCCTATGTTGCTTATCCCAAAAAAGGCATCCACGAATGGATTGGCTCCATCGACATCAACTCGCTCTATCCCAGTGCTATTAGGGCCCTTAACATGGGGCCCGAGACCATCGTTGGCCAACTGCGGCCCATAATGACTGACAGGCTGATCCGGGACAAGATGGCCAAGGGAGACAGCTTTGCTGCTGCCTGGGAGGGATTGTTTTCTAGCCTGGAATACACAGCCGTGATGGAACAACAACGCGGAACAGAGATCACTATTGATTGGCAGGATGGAGGGGAGACTGTGCATTCGGGCGCCGAGATATGGAACATGATCTTTGATTCAAATCAACCCTGGATCTTGAGTGCCAACGGAACTATCTTCACATATGAAAAAGAAGCAGTGATTCCCGGCCTGCTCAAGCGTTGGTACGCCGAACGCAAGGACATGCAGAAGAAAGCCAGAGAATACGAAGGCAAAGATGATGTGCAGTTTGAATACTGGGACAAGCGCCAGTTGGTCAAGAAGATTAACTTGAACAGCTTGTATGGTGCTATCTTGAATCCAGGTTGCAGATTCTTTGACAAACGTATTGGGCAATCAACCACCTTGGTAGGACGCAGCATCGCCCGGCACATGGATGCGTATGTGAATGAATGTATCACAGGCGAATATGACCATGTGGGCAAGAGCATTATCTATGGTGACACAGACTCCTGTTACTTCAGTGCTTGGCCCATGCTGGAGAAAGAAGTTGCAGAAGGTCGCATGGAGTGGTCTGCCGAGACCTGCATCGCTCTGTACAATTCCATAGCAGACCAGGTGAATGATTCATTTCCCAGCTTTATGGAGCAGGCATTCCACTGTCCAAGAGACATGGGATCTGTGATCCGTGGTGGTCGAGAGATTGTGGCCAAAACTGGACTGTTCATCACCAAGAAGCGTTATGCGGTGTTATACATTGACAAAGAGAACAAGCGTGTGGATGTGAATGGCAAGCCGGGCAAGGTCAAGGCCATGGGTCTGGATTTGAAACGATCGGATACACCTGTGATTATTCAAGAGTTCCTGAGCGAGATTCTAAATAAGGTACTGACAGGAACACAGAGAGAAGAGATCGTGGCACGCATAAGAGAGTTCAAATATGTATTCATGGAACGTCCGGGCTGGGAGAAAGGATCACCCAAGCGTGTGAATAACTTGACCAAGTACGGCAAGAAAGAAGAACGTGAAGGCAAAGCCAACATGCCCGGGCATGTGCGAGCAGCCATGAACTGGAACACATTGCGACGCATGAACTCAGACAATTACTCAATGCAGATCGTGGATGGTATGAAAACCATCGTGTGCAAACTCAAAGGCAATGCCTTGGGGTGGACATCAATTGGTTATCCCACAGATGAAATGCACTTGCCACAGTGGTTCAAAGACTTGCCGTTCGACGATGGTGAAATGGAAGCCACAGTGGTGGATCAGAAGATCGATAATCTCTTGGGTGTGTTGGGATGGGACTTGAAATCTAGCACCAACACAGCCAACACATTTACCAGCTTGTTTTCTTTCGAATGAAACTCAGCGACGTAGTTGCATATCTAAATCATCTTGACACACTCAGTGTGCGTGAGGCTGCGGCCGCAGCCGTGACAGAGGTCGCTAATATCACACATGTTGTGCAGCAGCATCCGGTACAGATCGGTGATCTAGCAGCAGATCTGATTTCAACGCAGAAACATATGGCAACAAGTCTGCAACAATACGAACAAAAATTGCGGCAACTCGGTCAAGATGT